TTCAGTCAGCGCACAGTTCCAGACGTACTTCTCGAAGGCGTTATTGGAACGTGCAATCCCATTGCTCCAAATGGAGCAATTCGCAATGAAAGCCCCCTACCCGACCAAAACGGGTGGAAACAAAACAATCCGATTCTTCCGATTCGGCGATCCCAGCATCACTGCGATCTCCTCTCTATCGGAAGGAACGACCCCTACCTCTGGTGACGAGCGTGATCTCACGTTGTCCTCAGTGGAAGCCACGCTTGTACAGTATGGAAGCAAGATCATCCTAACGGATGTTGTTCTCGCAACCGAATTGTTCTCGCACTTGGCACAGGCCACCAAACAACTCGGCGAAGATGCCGCACTGCACGCTGACACACTCTGTCACCGCGCGTTGGTGCAGGATTCCTCGACCAGCACTGGTACTGGCGTAGCCACCAAATCGTATGCCCGTTATGCTCAGAATACGACTAACGGAACGACTTGGGCTACCAGCTCAGTTGCTAATAGCGCAATCACAGCCACCGACTTGCTCGATGGTGCGACTGCGTTGTTCATCAACCGCGCTCCCAAGATCAAGGACGGCTACGCGCTTGTTGCGCATCCTGCCGTTATCCGTGACTTGCAGCAGGACGATGATTGGTTGAAGGTTTCGAGCTACTCGAATCCCGAAGCAATCTTCAAAGGTGAAATCGGCAAGTTGTTTGGCGTATCGGTAATCTCTTCGACCAACGTACAGACCTTCAATACCTCCGCTTCTGGCATCGCAGAGAACAGCGTTGGAACAACTGGTGTTAACACTGGTTATGCCAACGTCCTCCTCGGTGGTGGCGCGTTTGGTGTTCCTAGCTTGTCCTCGTTGGCAGCCTCTGGCTCGCCCTTCGCTCCGAAGGTCACGATCCTCGATGCTCCCGACAAGAGTGACGTTTACAACCAGCGCGTTATTGCCTCGTTCAAGACGTTCTACGCGGCCAAGCAACTCGATCCTCGGTTCTTCCGAGTCATCGTTGCGAAGTCAAATTATAGCTAATAATTAAATGGGAACTCTAGTAATCGCTATGAGTCCTCGGAAAGCTGGGGAGGATAAAACCTCCCCAGCCTCTTCCTCATCTGAAAAACCTATGAATAAAATGATGAAATCTGGAATGGTGATGCTTCCAATTTCCAAGTTTGAGATGAACGATGGAAGTGAGAATGTTTCACCAGAAGTAGGTGATTCTGTAGAACTCTCTGGAACAATTGACATGATCGAGAATGGCGTTGCCCACGTTAATGTGGAACACGCCATGAGCGAAAGCGAGTCCAAGGACAAGTCGGAAGACATGGCCGAAGGCGAAAACTCAATGTCCGAAGAGGAAAAGATGATGAAGATGGCCGAGGAGTCGGATAAGAATAACTATAGCTAATATGCCTATTTACCAGTACGAGGACTCCAGAAATGGGAAAGTTGTCGAACTGGAAAAGGCTGTGGCCGAAAGGGATTCTGTCCCTCGTTACCTTAAACGATTCACCGTCCCGCAAAGATTGAGCCTAGTGGGGGTTGGCGAACCCCTCGACAACCCGCTGGGAGTCAATCAAACAAACTTGTTGAAGGGGTACTATCGCCAGGAACAAAAGCTTGGTAGTAGGTTTAGAAGCCAGTACACGCCAGATAGTATCAAACGTGCGGCTATAAGGAGAAAAAAATATGGCAAATGAATTTGTACGAAGCCAACGCAAGGCCAAGGGAAAAGCTATCCGCTTTGATACCCAGGGTCAGACCAACGTAATTGAGTTTACGGCAAGTTCCAGTGGTGGAACGGTTAATACTGTTGCAACATCACCTGCTTCCTTAAACGTGACTCTTAACGGTACGTCTTACAGAATCGCATTGCACAGCTAATTGTATGCGACTCTTATCTCGCCTTACGCTTGGTAATGGTGGGACAATTATTGCATCGTCAGCTTCCACTAATACTGGAAGCTACGATGCGGTAACTGCTCTTACATTATCCACAGCTACTCTTGTTATTAGTGGCGCTACAACCGCAGCCACATTCAACGCCGGTGTGACCGTTTATGGTGACATCGACCAGGTTGCTTTAACTGGTGGTGCGATGGCAATTTACGCTCGCAAAGATTAAGGAGTCCTAAAATGGGCCGCCAGTGGAATACTATTATTGATGCCCTTAGTGGCGGAACAATGGCTATCAATGTCAACGTAGCTGACATTGAGGCTTTACTTGTAACCCTACAGGCTGACGTTGCCGATGGCATTCGATTGCCCAACGCCACAACTGGAGGAACTGGCCCTACTGCATTTACCAGCACTAGCTACGGAACAATAGCAACCTCGTCAACAGCTAGGCTCGGATGTACTATTTTTAACGAAGGTGCTGGAAGACTATACGCAACATTGGGTACTGGAACAACCTCAACAACTTCATATACCGTTAGCATTGGTAGTGGAGAATATTACGAAGTTCCAATGAACTACACTGGACTTATTGGCGGAATTTTTGGTACAGCAGGAACAGCCAGAGTAACAGTATTGAGTTAGAGGTAAACTGTGCCTCTGTATTCAACAGCTTGCCCACTTCCAATAAATAGGAAGATATTTAGGCACAGAGGATCTGCTCCATTTTCGCCAACGGATTTAACTGGACTAGCCCTTTGGCTAAAGGCTGACGCTGGGGTAACGCTTTCTGGCTCAAATGTAACAGCGTGGGCAGATCAGAGTGGGAATGGATTTAATGCAAATGGGAATGTAACCGATGGCGTAAATCCAACTTTTGTATCAAATGTAAAAAATGGGAAACCAGCTTTGCGTTTTGGAAGCAATGGTGATGCAACAGTTTTAAGAACAGCCCCAACAACATTTGGAAATAATGGAGAATTTACAATTTTTACAGTTAATCAATATAACGATGCAGATAACAATTGGGCCGAACTTATATCAAAAGGAGATTTAGCAACCGCGGAAGGAAGCCAATTTGCAATATCACCAAGATTTATTTCATCCGTTGATCCAACACAATCTGCATTTGGAGTTATGGGGGATGATTACAACTGGAGTTTCTTATATCAAGAACCAGCAAGTACGAATTGGTCTATCGTATGCGGAACACAAAGCATAACGAATAATTCACAGCAATATCATATTAATGGCTCTTTAGTATCTTCATTTGCTTCTGTTGGTGCTATAAATCAATTAAACATTGAAATTGGCATAGGAAATAGTGGTAGCAATTCAACCCCATCATCAGCAAATTATGGTGGTTTTTCTGGCGATCTTGCCGAAGTTATATTTTACAATAGAGCAGTTACAAACACAGAACGTCAGCAAGTTGAATCATATCTAAATACCAAGTATGCAATTTATTAAATTAGTCTTAATATGCTTTGCCCTATCCTCCTGCTCTCCAAAGCCAGCGGATAATAATGTACTGCCTCGCTATTCTGATATGGGAGCAGCCACGGACGCTGGTAATGTCAAATGAAGCTCATCGCCATGTGGCTGACCAATTTGAGTTTGCGTTTCTTAATGACGGGGCAGGAATACGCTTGTTTCAAGGAGGCGTTAAAGTTTGCCGTGGAGAACAACAACATGGTCAAAGAGACAAAGTACATTGGCAAGGTAAAGCATCTTCTCTCTGTCAACAGAAGCATCAAACGGATAGTCGAGGAAGGCCGAGATCGAGAAGAGGTGACGGATGCAGTTGTCCATCTTGCAGTAGCGTTAAAGTATCTGGAGGGTAAAGGTCGTGAGTCTTGATGAGGTTTCGGATCTGCGCGAGAAAGTGCAGAACGTGTCAATCGCTCTTGTTCGGATGGAGGAGCGTCAGATGACTTTATACTCAATGATCGAAAGGTCACTTGCTTTTCACGGGGATGTTGCTAATAGATTAGGAGCGCTGGAGCATCTTCGGACGAAGGTTCTGGCTGTAGCTGGGCTAATAGGGCTTGCTTGCTCAATGGCCTGGGATGTGCTAAAAAACCGACTTTCTAACTAGGAGACTAAATGCCCACACTTGGAACACAGAACATTTCGACCAGCTATCGACAGCTACTAAAGACGCTTGGAACTGGCGGATTACCTACGGCTGGTGGAATTGATGTTATTACAGATGGAATCAATACATCATCGGCTCTTTCGATTGGAATTAACGGAGTTCAAAGCACTGGAACATTCAATGTTGCAGGAGCTACAACGCTGTCTTCCAGCCTAGCTGTTACTGGCGCAGTAACATTGTCATCTAGCCTTGGCGTTACAGGAGCAGTTACCTTTAGCTCCAGCATCTCTGCTACTACTGGTACGGCAACGATTGGGACGCTTTCGGCCAGCACAGCTACAATCAGCACAGCTACAATCAGCACAGCTACAATCAGCACAGCTACAATTCCTATCCAGCTTGGCAATATTACTTTTGGGTCAAACATAACAGCGTCAACTGGAACGGCTACGATTGGAACTTTGTCTGCAAGTACGGCAACAATCAGCACAGCCACAATACCGCTTCAGCTTGGAGCTATCACTTTTGGGTCAAACATTACCGCCTCTACTGGTACAGCAACGATTGGAACTGAGATTGTAAGTACATCCACAATTGGCACGCTTAATGTTAGCGGAGTTGCAACAGTTGGAAGTATTGAGATTGGCGGTACGGCAGGACCAATGATTACAAAAGTGTCCTATGGAACAGCAGCGTTTACCCTTTCTACAATTCAGCCTCATAACCTAGCAGATACAACCACAGGCACATTTACATTAACAGGTGCTGCTCTTGGAGATATAGTTATTGGCTCAATTGATTCTCTTGGATCTACAACTGGAACTGCCCAGATAATCACTACATTCTTTCCAACCGCAACTAATGTTGTTAGGTATTACTTGAGTGGACACGGAACAACCGCTGGAACAGTTCCAGCAGGAACAATCTACGCAACCGCAATAAGGTTCATAGCTTAATATGGCAATTAAATTCAATCGCTCGCAGACCTTTGCAACCAATGGAACGGTTACAGCAGCCGCATTGCATAATCTTATTGATGGAACAGACATTTACCAAGCGTTAATTACGGATCAAACAGACCTTCCATCTGTTGCAACAGATGATAAATTGCTAATTGCAGATGCAAGCTTAACGGCTGGAGATGCGCCAAGAAGCACAACCGTGCAAAATTTATTTGACGATGCTTTGACTGGCGGAACATATACGAATGCAAACATTTCTGGCATCATTACTTTTGGTACAGCAACTGGCAATCGAACGATTAGCACCAGCGCAACAATTACCACTGGAACAATTCCTAATCTTACCTCAAGCACGGCAAGTATTACGCTTGGAACGATACCAACGCTGACGGCTGGAACGACCACATCTACTGCTGCAAATATCACCAACGGTACAGTGCAAACGCTTACGGCAAGTACGGCCACAATTAGCGTTGGAACGTATAGCGGTCTTATCAATAGCTCTACTGGTACTTATTCTGGCGCAATCAATAGCACGCTTGGAACAATTGCTACGCTGAACAGCACAACTGGAACGATTGGCAATTTTACAACCACTCTTACTGGCGATTTAACAATCAGCACAGGATCGGCAACAGTTGGAACTAGGGTTGCAGTTCTTAATACTGCCCAGCAGTACAGCCGAGCGCATAACTTTGCAGCCACAGCGTTGACAATTACAGGTGGAACTGTTCCTTGGGATTTGTCGCAGAACCAAGTTGCCACGCTGACTGTGACAACCAATTCCACAATGAACACGCCGACAAATCCGCAGGCTGGTTGTACTTATGTGATGATCGTTACGCAAGGCACTGGAGGCAACAATACTCTTTCCTTTAGCACAGCGTATAAATTCACTGGTGGGTTTGCTCCAGTTCTATCTACTGGATCAGCTCAAGTTGACGTTCTTTCCTTTGTAACAAACGGAACTGTACTTTACGGCGTATCTAGCCAGAACTTCTCGTAACCTCCCATGCCCTGGCCTGTCCATCCAAACGGCCTGCTTGGAGCGCAAGGCGATAATGACTCCTACCGAGTTGAACGTAGCCTGAGGTTTAATTCGGCGGATAACGCTTATCTCAGCAGGACGATGGGTGCTCCGACAAGCCAGACAACGGCGACTCTTAGCCTTTGGGTCAAAAGAAGCGGAATATCAAAAACAAACTATGGTGATTCTTTTTGGGATGCTGAAGCATCAAATTACAATCTTTTTGGATTTGCTGGGACTGGATCTGGAAATACGGATTCACTCTTATTCAGTTTTAGAAATGGCGGAACATATTATTCAAATGCAGTATATCGAGACCCGTCAGCTTGGTATCATATAGTTTGCGTGTATGACAGCACAAATGCAACACAAGCTGACAGGTTTAGGTTCTTTGTTAATGGGGTTAGAGGTACATTTATTTCTACACCAGCCTTTGCATTGGGCTACACATTTGAAGGTTCTATTGGAGCTGGAACATATAGAATTGCAGATTTTAGCTTAAATAGTCAATGGAGGCCAGATTTTTACCTTGCCGAATACTACTGGATTGATGGACAGGCATTATCGCCATCCAGCTTTGGTGAAACCGATTCAATCACAGGACGATGGAAAGCCAAGGCGTATACAGGAACTTTTGGTAGCAATGGATTCTATCTAAAGTTTGCAGACAATTCTGGTACTACAGACACAACTCTTGGTAAAGATTCAAGTGGAAATGGAAATAACTGGACTCCAAATAATTTTGTTGTTTCACCAGTTACCAGCGCAGGCAACGACAGCCTTGTGGATAGCCCGACAAATTATGGGGCGGATACTGGATTGGGTGGTGAGGTGAGGGGGAATTATTGCACGCTGAATCCATTGTCAAACAATGGCGGAACAATGGTTGATGGTAACCTTGATTTTTATGGTCCATCTGCGTTTAGGTTTGCTGGAGGAACAATAGCCGTTTCGTCTGGAAAGTGGTATATTGAAGCAACTCATTTTGGAGCAAGTGTTGGAAATACAGAATCAAATGTTTATTCATTTATTGGCTTTATCAAGCCATCAACATCTATTGCCGCTGGAAATAGTCAATTATCTTACACATCAAGCGTAATTGGGATCTCGGATTCTGGCTGGGCATATAACTTCGCAGCAGGATCAAGCGCAACAACTGGATTTGGGTCTGGTGATGTTGCGAGTGTTTCAATAGATTTTACAACAGGAAGTTACAATATAAGAAAAAACAACACTTCAGTTGCAAGCGGAACAATGGCATTTACGGGCGAATTGATTCCAGCAATTTTTAGTTATGAGTCAACATATAGATGGCAACCCAACTTCGGCCAACGCCCCTTCGCCTATACCGCCCAAACTGGCTTCAAAGCACTCTGCACAACTAATCTTCCGACTCCGACAATCAAGAAGCCAAGCACTGCGATGGATGTGGTTGCTTACACTGGCACAGGCGCATCCAACTCAATCTCTAGTCTTGGCTTTAGCCCCGACTTGGTGTGGATTAAGAATCGCGGTGGAGCGACAAGCCACGCTATTTACGATACAACCAGGGGAACTCAATCACAGCTTTCCAGCGACACAACTGGAGACCAAGTAACAAGCTCAAGTGGACTTACCGCTTTTGGATCAAACGGATTTACGATTTCAACAAGCACGCTTGTAAACACAACTGGCACGCAGTATGTGGCTTGGGCTTGGGATGAGTCAACACAAGCAGGACTTGATATTGTTGGCTATACTGGTAACGGAGCAAATAGGACGATTGCACACACATTAGGCGTTGCGCCAAAGATGGTTATTGTTAAAGCCGGAACAACGGCTGGCGCAGACCAAGGCTGGCCCGTGTTTCATGCGTCTATTGCAAATACTACATACCTTCAGCTAAATTCTACATCAGCAACAGCCGCTGGAGCAGACTACTGGAACTCAACCAGCCCAACATCAAGCGTGTTCTCAGTTGGAACAAATGCGGCTATCAACGCAAACAATGATACCTACATCGCCTACTGCTTTGCTGAAGTAGAAGGCTTCAGCAAATTCGGTTCTTACGCTGGCAACGGAAGTGCAGATGGTCCATTTGCGTATTGCGGATTTAGACCAAAATTTGTAATTACAAAGGGCGCAAATTCAGCGCAACCTTGGCTAGTTCACGATTCGGCTAGAGACGATAAAAATTTAGTTTCAAAAGCATTGTACCCATACCTTAATAATGCTGAATTTAATTATGGGGCAACAATTGCTCATGACTTTCTTTCAAATGGATTTAAGTTAAGGGGAACAGATCCCTATCAAAATGGATCTGGAATAAATTATATTTTTATTGCCTTTGCCGAGTCACCATTCAAATACGCAAGAGCAAGATAAGGAGTAACTATGTGGATCACAACAAACAATAACATCATCCGTCAACCCGAAGGCATCCGCATTGGCGATGTCAACCATCCAGCCAGCATCTTCTGGTGCTGGAGCAAGGAGCAACTTGCTGAAGTGGGTATTAAGCCTTATACTCCAGCCAGCGTTCCAGAAGGCTATCGAGTTACTGGTGCGTACACAGAAGAGATTGATGGAGAGGTTTTCGAGAGGTTTAACTTGGAGTCTATAAATGACGCTAACTGAAATTGCACAATTTGCTGGCGAGAAGGTTGGCAAGACCGACTCAGATACACTTACATTCTTGCAGAAGTCAGCAAGCTTGGCCTATCGGCGCGTATGGGACTTTGCACCTTGGCGTGAGACTGTTACAAATTCAACCTATTCTGTTGGGACAACTCGTCTTATTACTTTGGGAACAAATGTTGAAACACCTCTTTCGGTGTCTTACAACGATGCAGAGGTTGATCCAATTGACCTAGCTACAATCATCAGCCAAGACCCAGGCTTGCTTGATGATGCTCGTACTGGCGATCCAGACACCTATCATTTTACTGGTCGCAACAGCAGTGGCATTGCAGAACTAAACCTTTACCCAAGGCTTAAAACTGCTGGAACTACACCATTGCGTGTTGTTGAAAAACTGAAGTGCCTTACCCGCACAAACATCATCGTTGACTTTCCTCCATCTCAAACCGCGCTGGATGATGAGCTTCGCCTACCCCACGTTCATCATTTGGTTTTAGCATTGACTCACGCAGACGCACTTGAGCGTGAACGGCAGTATGCCAAGGCACAGGCCATCACGCAGTCTGCCAATGCCGACCTTGCTTTAATGGCTAATTACGAATTGAGCCAGGTTGGTGGCGTGAAACAGATCACTCCACAGAGTCTTGGTGAGCTAACCATAGAAGAAATGTTCTCAGCCTAAAGGAGATATTGTGCCGTATTACTCGGACAATTTAGACGATCTCTTGGCGTTTGACGGAATCCGCAGTTTTGCGGGCGGTCAAGCCAGCGGTCTTCAATCAGACTTACTCGCCGAAAATCAAGTTCAGCAGTTGGTCAATATGACCCTATCGCCAAAGGGGAGTTTGGAAACTCGCAAAGGCGTAACAAGTTTTAGCACATCTGCAACCAGCCAAGAAGGATCAATTGGCGGAATGCGATATTACGACACATCTCAAACCGAAAGACTTGTTGCCGTAATTCAAGGAAAACTTTATACAATCAATTCAAATGGAACAGCGATTAACTCTGACGGAAATGTTGGGCCACATAGAATTGAAGAAATATGGGATAATTTAACTGGAGCTACAAGAACATGGGATAACGAAGCGCAAAAATGGGCTGACGGATTTTCAACCAGCTTTGATGCAAAAGTAAGCATGGCTCAATTTAACGACAAGATGTATATGGCTGATTCGGATGGTGCGCTTTACTATTATGATGGAGATATTGCGACAAGACAAGCTGGTAAAATTAGGGCAATAACTGTAACTACGGCAGGAAGTGGATATACCAGCGCAACTGCAGTTGTGACAGGACCAGATTGGGGAGGAACATTACCAACCCTAGTTACAACTGTTGCTGGAGGTGCTGTTACAGGAGTTACCGTTGTTGATGGAGGATATGGATATTCGGGGGCACCAACTGTAACAATTATTGGAAATGGATCTGGAGCTACAGCTACGGCAACAGTTAGTCCGCCTCCGCTTGATTTAAGACTTTTAATAAATACTGGGAATAGGTTGTTTGGGGTTGGATCTGGAGCAAATAGAAATACTCTTTATGCATCAGATATTTTAGATGCTTCAATTTGGGATTTGACTAACAGCATTGTTGTTAACGCAGATGACGGAGATGAAATTACAGCCATAGTTCAATACTATCAAAACAGAATAATTGTGTTTAAGAAGAGACGAATTTTTCAGGTTACAATTCCTCCAGATGCAACAAGTGCGGCTGATTGGACTGTTCAGTTAATATCAAACAATACTGGATGCGTTGCCGAGGCTTCTGCCGTGCAGGTCAACAGTGACATATTTTTTCTTTCTGATGATGGTATTAGATCACTTGTACGTTCAGCAGCAGACGATTTTACATCCGTTGGACTGCCAATTTCAGAGGTAATTAAAGATGTTATACAGCAAATCAATAGTGCAAAAATTGGAATAGCTGCCGCACATTTTTATGACAATAGATACTTTCTTGCAATACCAACAGAGTCAAATGATTTTAACGATACAATCATTGTTTACAACACGACTCTTGGAGCATTTGAGGGAATATGGACTCCGAATGTAATGCAGTTTGCATTAACCAATTTCCAAGACCAAGGTTTGCGGTTAATGATGAAATTGACAACAGGACAAATCACCAGGTATAGCGGATACAAGACTCCAGCGCAGGTAACAACCGCAGACTACAGGGATTTCGGTGTTTACACAACAACTGTTTCAACTGGTGGAACTTCAACAACAACAACATCAACTGGAACATTTGATTATGAATCATCTGTTCGCACCAAAGACTTTAACTTTGGAGATCCATTTGCTGTTAAGTACGGATCGCATTTCGAGGTAATTTTTGATGATTCCTATTCGACAGATACAACCATATCCATTCAGCGTGATATAGATGTTGGGGATATTGATGTTCAGCCAAATCTAAATATATCAAGTGCCGTACTCACACTTGAGTTTACGCTTCCAGCCGTCCTTCCAACATCAGTAAAAAAGAAGCTTGCAAGCGATCTTCGCAAGTATCAAAAGTGGAGGCTGCTTAATGTCAAAATTTCATCTGTTGCCAATAAAATGGCAATCCGCCAAATTACGGCAGCAGCCAACCCAGATACCATCGAAACACAGAAGGCGTTATGACCGCTGTTGAGTATATTGAGCAAAGCGGCGTTCCAGAGGCTATGTGGCCTAACCTGGCTGAGTGGTTTGGTTGGTTTGAAAAACAAGGGATGGTTGGGATTGTTCGCGATAATGATGGTATTGCAGGCGTGGCTTTGGCTAGGTGTATAAAGGATGGGCAAGAGCCTAATCATTATGTGCATAGCGAAGATGGCGAGAATGTGTTTGTGGACTTGACGATCTCCTCAAAGGGTGCTAAATCCTTGGGAGGCTTGCTGTTGCTCCTAGCGGAGCGTTTTGGTCCTCGCAAGCGGATCA